AGGCGACGATACACCGATCTCTCCGGGCGAGTTTCGTGATGTGGATGTACCGAGCGGGGCTATTCGCGACAACATTTTGCCGCTGCCATACAAAGAGCCAAGTGCTGTATTGGCTGGCTTGATGGATAAGATCATCGAAGAAGGTCGCAGGTTTGCTAACGCAGCTGAGTTGCAGATCAGTGATATGAGTGCGCAGGCACCCGTAGGCACGACACTAGCGATTCTTGAAAGAACTCTGAAGATCATGTCGGCAGTGCAGGCGCGTATTCACTACTCGATGCACGAGGAGTTCCGGCTTCTAAAAGAGATCATCAGAGACTTCACCCCACCAGACTACGACTACGAGCCGGTTGAAGGGCGTCCGTCTGCCAAGCAGAGTGATTATGACCAAGTGGATGTGATTCCGGTCAGTGATCCGAACGCTGCAACGATGAGTCAGAAGGTTGTGCAGTACCAAGCGGTACTACAGCTGGCACAAACCGCACCACAACTGTATGACATGCCGCTCCTACACCGTCAGATGTTGGATGTCTTAGGCGTTAAGAACTACACCAAGCTAGTACCGATGGAAGACGACACGCGTCCGCGTGATCCGATTACAGAGAACCAGAATTTATTGATGGGGAAACCTGTCAAAGCGTTCATGTATCAGGATCATCAGGCTCACATTGCTGTTCACATGGGCGCGATGCAAGACCCGAAGATACAAGAAATCATAGGGCAGAACCCACAAGCTCAAGTGTTGCAAGCAGCGATGATGGCGCATATTAACGAGCACGTTGGGTACGAGTACCGCAGGCAGATGGAAGAGTCGATGGGCATTACGCTCCCGAACTACGAGGAGGACGAGGACATCGAGATTCCGAAGGAGATGGAGGTTCAGATTTCCCAAGCGGCGGCTCAAGCTACTCAGCAGTTGGTACAGCAGCACATGCAGGAAGCTCAGCAGCAACAGGCTCAACAACAGATGCAAGACCCGATCATCCAGATGCAGATGCAAGAGTTGCAGATCAAGCAGGCAGAAGTGCAGCGCAAGATCGCTAAAGATCAGGCAGACGCACTCGCACGTGAGAAGCAGTTGCAGATCGAGATGGCGCGGATCGACGCACAGAAAGAGATCGCCGGGGCAAACATGGCGGTCAAGGTTGAGACTGATCGGATGCGTAGTAACAGACAACAAGAGTCTGAAGGCTTCCGGATGGGTATGGACATGCAGAGACAACGTCAGCAGCAACAGCAGCAGGCTAACCGCCCACCCCCACAGAAAGGGAAGAGTAAATGAACGCGCTTGAAGCGATATTGAAAGAGATCAGAGGCCGTCGGGCACAACTAACCGACGGTCTGGGTAATAGCTCAGCCAAGAGCTATGAAGAGTACCGGTTTATCTGCGGTGAAATTCGAGGTCTCACCGCAGTTGAGTCTTACGTATTAGACCTCGCAAAACACATGGAGTATTCAGATGACTGAACTAGCCATCGCTACAGAGAGCGGTGAGGTGTCAACCCTGCCACAAACCGCAGAAGAAAAAGCAGCACAACTTCCGGAACCGGCTGGGTACCACATCCTTGTTGCCATCCCGGAGATTGATGATAAGTACGACAGTGGTCTGATAAAGGCAGACCAGACCAAGCATTATGAGGAAGTCCTTAGCACGGTCTTCTTTGTCGTGAAACTTGGACCAGACTGTTACAAAGATGATAAGCGGTTCCCTAGCGGCCCTTGGTGTAAGCAGGGGGATTTCATCTTAGCGCGGCCTAACAGCGGCACCAGACTGAAGATTCATGGGCGGGAGTTCCGCCTAATTAATGATGACTCGGTGGAAGGTGTTGTCCAAGACCCACGCGGTATTTCACGAGCATAAGGAGATAGCTATGCCTATGGAACAAAACGAGTACAAGTTCCCTGATGAGGCCGAGGAAACTACGGCACAGGACGATGGGGATGATTTTGTCGTTGAGATTGAAGACGACACCCCTGAAGAAGACCGTGGTAAGGAGCCACTTCCCGCCGATATTGTTAACTCTTTGGAAAAACCGGAGGACGGCGGGGATTACCCCGAGGAAGTAGTCAGCCGGTTCAAACAGTATAAGAAGGCTTGGCATGATGAACGTAGGGAGAAAGAGAAAGCCCTGCGTGAGCAAGAAGAAGCTCTACGGATAGCTCAAGGCATCCTTGAGGAGAACAAGCGCCTCAAAGCTACCCTCTCGTCTGGTGAGCAAGAATATCTAGCCACAGTTAAAGCGGCGGCAGAAACCGACGTTGAGGTAGCGAAAAGGAACTACCGGGAAGCCTATGACTCCGGCGACGCTGAGAAGTTAGTTGAGGCACAGGAAGCTCTAGTGCAGGCGTCGTTGAAGTTGGACCGCACAAGAAACTTTAAACCCACTTTACAAGAGCCTGAAACTGAGGTACAACTCCCGCAAGTTCAGCAGGAACAAAGACCTGTTGACCCGAAATTTGCGGAATGGCAGCGTCGCAACTCCAATTGGTTCGAAAAGGACGAGGAGATGACAGACGCCGCAAAGGGACTGCATCGTAAGTTGTATCGTCTGTATGGCGCTGAGTATCTCGGCTCTGACGATTACTACAAGCGCATCGACGACACGATACGCAAACGGTTCCCTGAAGCCTTTGGTGATGAGGTACAACCACCTCAGAAGAGTAAGCCGAGTACCGTTGTAGCGTCAGCTAAGCGGAGCACGGCTCCGAAGCAAGTCAGGCTAACGACTACACAAGCAGCGTTGGCAAAGAAGTTCAAACTGACTCCGGAGCAATACGCCCGCGAAGTCCTTAAATTACAAGGGAGCTGATTATGAGCGAGAACCGTCTTACTAGAGAATTGGAAAACCGTGCGCAACAGGAACGCCCTAAGCAGTGGGCCCCTGCGGAAACTTTGCCGGAACCTGATAAACAGGCCGGATTTGCGTACAGGTGGATACGTGTTTCGACACTAGGCACTGCTGACCCACGCAACTTGTCAGGCAAGTTACGCGAGGGTTGGGAACCCGTAAAAGTATCGGAACAACCGAAGTTCAAACTGCTAATCGATCCTAATAGTCGCTTTGGCGAGAATATTGAGATCGGTGGGCTGTTGTTGTGCAAGACGCCGCAAGAGTTTGTAGGACAGCGTAATGAATATTATGCGAACCAAACTCAAGCGCAGACTACTGCAATTGACAACAGCTTCATGCGAGAGAACGACGCGCGGATGCCGCTCTTTGCGGAGCGTAAATCCTCAACGTCGTTTGGTAAAGGTTAATTCTTTAATTACTGGAGCTTAATATGGCTTATCCGACTGTATCGGCCCCTTACGGGCTAGTACCGATCAATTTGATCGGCGGTCAGGTGTTCGCGGGCCAAACTCGTGAACTCCCGATTGCAAGCAATACCGCTGGCGCTATTAATAATGGCGACATCGTGCGTTTGTCTTCTGGCTTCATCGTGAAAGAGACAGGTACTACTACTGTTTCCGCCACTGGTGTGATTGGTGTGTTTGTTGGTGTGTCTTATACAAACCCATCTACAGGCCAGAAACTGTTTGCTAACTCATACCCCGGTTCAGTTGTTGCTTCTGACATCGTGGCGTATGTTGTTGACGATCCTGATGCGCTGTTCAAAGTCGCTGTAACCGGTGGTGCTACTTCGACCACTATTACCCCGATTGATAACACCATTCTGGGTAACAACTTGGCGATTTCGCAGCCTTCGACGAACACCACCATTTCGGGCAACTCGAACATCGGTGCGTATGACTCTGGCTCGAACACAGCGTTCACGCTGCCATTGCGAGTGGTTGGCCTCATTGAAGAAACCGTTGATGCAAGCGGCAACTACAGTGAAGTTATCGTTAAGTGGAACATGCCGTATATCACTCTGACGGAAGGTGCTCCTAACGTCGTGGCATATAACGGCGGCCATTCGTATTACAACCCGACTGGCACTGCCAACGTATAAGGAGCTGAATAATGGCTATTTCACGCGCACAACTACTGAAAGAGCTGCTCCCCGGCTTGAACGCACTGTTCGGTCTGGAGTATGCCCGCTACGGCGAAGAGCACAAGGAAATCTACGAAACCGAGACTTCCGAGCGTTCGTTCGAAGAAGAAACCAAGCTGTCTGGCTTCTCAGCAGCTCCGGTGAAAAACGAAGGTTCTGCAATTGCGTACGACAATGCGCAGGAAGCATGGACTGCTCGATACAACCACGAAACCATCGCTCTGGGTTTCTCGCTGACCGAAGAGGCCATCGAAGATAACCTGTATGACAGTCTTTCGGCTCGTTATACCAAGGCGCTGGCTCGTGCTATGGCTTATACCAAGCAGGTTAAAGCAGCTAACGTCCTGAACAACGGCTTCTCCTCGTCCTATCCGGGCGGTGATAATCAGGCCCTGTTCTCGGCATCTCACCCACTCGTCTCCGGCGGCACTAACTCGAATATTCCTTCGACTCCTGCTGACTTGAACGAAACCTCGTTGGAAAACGCTGTGATTCAAATCGCTGCGTGGACTGACGAACGTGGTCTGCTGATTGCTGCTAAGCCTAAAAAGCTGATCGTCCCACCAGCTCTCCAGTTCGTTGCTACTCGTCTGTTGGAAACCGAACTCCGCGTCGGCACTAACGACAACGACATCAACGCATTGAAGAACAACGGTTCGATCCCAGAAGGCTATACGATCAACCACTTCTTGACCGACACAAACGCATGGTTCCTGACCACTGACGTTCCAAACGGCATGAAGCACTTTGTTCGTACGCCGCTGGCGAACTCGATGGACGGTGACTTTGATACCGGCAACGTCCGTTACAAGGCTCGTGAGCGTTACTCGTTCGGCTGGTCTGACCCGCTGGGCATGTTTGGCTCGCAAGGCGCGTAATAAAAAGGGGGGCTTTACGCCCCCCTTTTTGTAGTATATAAAGGCAGTAATTCCGGGAT